ATTTAGATATTCATTCACTTTCTTTTCAATAAAACGAATAATAAATTGACCAGCCGTTGTAATACCACTTGCCTGTCTTACATCATAAAATCTAAAGTATTGATTACCAACTGCACCATAAGCTGAGTTCAAGGCAATCTTTTTTGACCATTGAATATTATGACATCTTGCAATTTCTCTAGTAAGTTCTTTACTAGGATTCTTTTGATACTCGGCTTTTGCCTTTAACATTCTTTGTTTAAAGACAACACGGTCATTGTACATTTTCTCCATCATTTCAGGTAGAAAACCTTGACTATCAGTTTTAAACTTGGCGCCGTTTGGTGTTAAACAGGCACCCTCATGTTTAAGATAGTTAAGAGGTACTTTCATGTCAATCATTTTATTAACATTGACACCTTGTCCGCTTTCACCAAGTATCTTTTCAGGCGAAATATTGTATTGTATAATAATATGTGGATATAGTGAATTAATATCAAATGAAACAATCCAATCATGGCCACCTAAAATAGGTTCTTTTACATAAGCGCCCTCGTATTTTGTTTCTTTACTATGGTCTTCTCTTGGAGGAATACATATATTCTTTTTCATTAAATGATTATGAATTAATGTGTCCCACACTCTAACTTGTGAAAAGATATCGTCATAATTTACTTTTGAATCATATGCAACAGTTAAACTCAAATCAATAAGACCAAGTTTATCTTCTAATGCGTCAACGATTTCAACATCTTGTATATTATAATCAATAAACTTTTGAAAGTCTTTCTCGTAAAATTCTTTAAATGTATCGTAAGGGTTTTCATTCTTTGGTTGTTTTAGTTCTAACTCACCAATAAAGTCAAGCTTATAGCTTTCTTGTCTTGTTGGTATAAACCATTTGTACAAGTCAAGGTAATCTAACATAGCAACACCATACACATCATAAACAGTTTGTGTACGACCTTGTACATTAATCTCCATACGATTGATTAGATTCCAAGGAGATATTTTATTTGCAACTGTTTCGCCTGCAACTAATTTTAATCTGTTTATAAGATATGGTAAGTCAAAGAATTTAGTATTCCAACCTGTGATAACATCTGGATGATTTTTAATCCAAAACTTCATAAACTCAAACATCAATTGTTTCTCATGTTTACACTCAACATAAGTTACATCTGTTCGGTCTGTATGATACTTACCTACACCCCAAGTAATGATTTGTTTATTCGTTTGATTTTTTACAGACAAACAAATAATTTCTTCTTGTGGGTCTTCTACATTTGGAAAACCATTTTCACAAGTAGTTTCAATATCAAGTGTAAAGATTTTAATTAGTTCTTTATCCCATTGTATTTCTTCCGGATGTTCTTGTCCGATATACTGATAATGGTATCTTTCTAAACCATAGATAGGTGAATTTTGTGTAGCAACTTCTTTACGAAACTTACGAGCTGCCATAATATCTCTAAACTCAATTGGTTTAAGATTTTGACCTTGTAAAGTTTTATATACAGAATGCTCTTGCGTCAAAGCATAGAGCGTAGGTCCAAAGTCTATCTTATCTTTATAGTCTTTGCCATCATGTATTCCTCTAACAAGTAATTTGCCACGGTGTTCTATAACATTTTTATAAAAGTTCATCATTCCTCAAGTGTACAGTTAATCCATCTAGTTCAGGTGTAAGTTGTATCTGACAAGCCAATCTGGACTTGCCTTCGATATAACCTTTTTCGTATTCTAACAATTCAATTTCAGGTGTATTATAGTCTATTTTGCCTGCTTTGGCAAGCCATTTTTCATCTACATGTACATGACAAGTACAACACGCACAACTACCACCACAATCGGCTGGTATTTCTGGTATTGGTACTGGCGAATGCCATTTGGCCGCTTCCATTAGAGTTGTCTGTTCATCAGGAACATCAACTCTAATCTTTGAGCCGTTTCTTACAAAATAAACTTGCATTAAATCCCAGGTACTTTATTCTCTGTGATTAATCCGCCTTTTGTGGGTGTTAAGATACTGCTTGTATTCTGTTGATACGAAGCTAAGATTTCTTTTTTTGGTTTAACTGTTGTCACAACCTTGTCCATTGCAATAGTAATAATGTCGTCATCTGCATAAGGCATATATGGCGTCATCATTAACTGTACTGGTTTTCCTGGGGCTGATTGTGTGGGAATGATTACAAATGGTTTTTCAAATGTATAGTTGCCCATGGTATCTTTATCCATCTTAGCAATTACATCTTCACCTGTTTGTAATCTTACTATTTTCACATCACTCATACTTTACTCCTTCAATTATTATATATTATAACACAACTAACCTAGTTTGGCAAGCTGTATTTTGTCGTAATCACATATTTTCTTTGTGGATTAACCATAACATTTAATCTATTCATAAATGCACGGTCAAGAAGTATTGGACTTCTATCTTCTCTATCATCAATGGTAAATTCTACATCCTTATAGAAACCACCGGCGAATTCTACATCTAGTTTAACGACATATCGGTCTTCTTCATAATCTCTTAAACCGCCTACAGATATTTCTTCTACTCTTACAATTCTACTTTCAATAGTTTTACCTAATAAAGACCATTGTACTTTAGTGTTAGATAATGGTTTAATTTTATCTGCATGAATAACTGGCATACCTGAATTACCTGTATCAAACTTGGCAACTATTTCACCAAATGGTTTGATTGTTAGTATTTCTTTATAACCACATTCTGTTGGTACTGTAAATCTATTTTCTTTTTTTGCAAAGTGTTCAATAACTTCTTTTGCAATGTTCATGCCTGTAGCGTCTTCAATACCCTCTGTGCCAGGTGATGAATTAACTTCTAACATAAACGGTGGTTGTTTATCTCTGTTTTTACTAGGTATAAAATCAACAGCAGTCCAATAACCACCTACTGCTTTAGAAGCTTTTAAACATTCTTCTATTTCTAATTCTGTTAACTTAATCTTTTCTGGTTTTGAACCTTGTGATACATTTGACCTGAAATCTCCTTCAATAACTGGTCTTTTCATAGCAGCTAAAAACTTACCACCTAAAATATGTACTCTTACATCATATTCTGTTTTAATATATTCTTGTATTAATAGGTCAGCGTCTTCATCTTGTTTATGAATTAATTGTACAATTGAATCTAAACCTTTTGGACTATCAACAAATAATACACCAACACCTTTACTGCCTCTTAAAGTTTTCATAATCAAAGGAAACTTAATACCTGATTCGTCAACTATTTTATTTGCATTTTCGGGGTCATTGATTAACTTGGTCATTGGTTGTGTTAGACCATAATCTGCAAGTCTTAATGCTGTTCTATATTTGTCAGCACACATATTAATTGTAGTTCTAGGATTTACTAATGTTGCATTAGCTCTTTCAAGTATTGACACTAAATCTAACCAACTGTCTTTTCTGGTAATACTACCACGAATAACAGCAACGGTCATTGCACCGACTTCAAAACCTTTATCATCATCTTTGTTATGAAATCTACGAACACCGTTCTCAAAAGTTGTGTAGCCACCTGTTAATTTAAACAAATAATATGGATATTTTAACTTATCACATTCTTCCTTTAAACGGTCAGCCGTATGAAAAGTCTTTGCTTCTTCAGGTTCATCTGTAATAATCAGTAACCTTAAAAAGTCCTTTTCATTTTTGTCCTCGTTTAAGAATTGTTTAAATTGTGGTACTAACATTTATTATTCGGCACTCGCTTTTGTTTCTTCAGGTTTTTTACCAATATTATATTTGGCAGATAAATTCCATTCTTTCTTTTCTTTAAATGGTAATACTTTAATCTGACTTAAAGGTGCTTTGTTTTCAGCAGCCTGTGGGTTTACTATTTCAATTAAAGACCAATCTGATAATAAAACTGCAATTGTATTTCTTCTTTGAATATCGTTCTCTACTAATGTTGCTTTCTTGCCATCTAAAGCAAATAATTCTTTAAAGTGTACAATATAGTATTTGCCTTGTTTGTGTAAAATGTGACATGATTGGTAAAGTATTTTATCTTTTCTACTTGCAACACCAATTCTGGTTAAGGTCTCTCGTATTTTTAAAAAGTCGTCTGGCTGTTTGATAGTAACCTCTAGCATATCACCAACTGACCATGAAATTTCTTCACTCATTTTCGTTTTCTCCCGCCTTTAGAAAGGCTTATTTTTATATCTTCAAGTTGTTTATCCGTAAGTATGCTGAGAGCCTCTTTAGCTTTCTCATTACTATATCCATAATACTCTTTTACATACTCTATATTTTTCAATTTGGCTTGTGATAACCACTTGCCACCAAATCGCTTTGCTTTTCTAATACTATTTATATAGAAATGAAACTGTAGCTTCTTGTCCAAGAAATGAAAACCATTCATTTCATTAGCCTGAGCTATGGTATCATAGTGCATAGATAAACACTTGTTTATTATAAAGGGAGGGTATTTCTTTTCCCATGTTAGGTCCTCGGTATCTAACAAAGGTTTTTTCTCAAAGTTAATCGCATTGAGATAATCTTTTAATTCATACATAATATATTCCAATCAATGTTGGAGCGGGTGACAGGATTCGCACCTGCGACCTATTCGTTGGCAACGAATTGCTCTACTACTGAGCTACACCCGCTTATCATTATTTAAATTTACAACTGGCCATAATTTCAGTTAAACAAGCGACCATATTTATCTCATGGTCTGCAACAAAAGCTGCCTTGTACTGATAACCAGCAATAATTAAAATTG